ATTACAGGTACAACTATTACAGGTACTAGCTTTGTAACCTCTGGTGATATGACTTTCGGAGACAACGACAAGGCCATCTTTGGTGCTGGCAGTGATTTGCAGATTTATCACGATGGGTCTAATAGTTATATTCGTGACGATGGGACTGGAACGCTTAGAATACAGGGCAGCTCAAGTATTCTGCTGCAAAAAACAGACGGCGAAATTATGCTTATTGCTCGTGAGGACGGGGCCGTAGAGCTAAACCACGATAACATCAAGAAACTCGCCACCACCTCCACAGGTATTGACGTAACTGGCACAGTGACGGCTGATGGGCTGACTGTGGAAACGGCTGCTGGAGCAACGATTACTGTTAAAGACACTGGTAGGGGTGGGTTGCAACTAACTCAGACAGGCGGTGGCTCTGGAATTATAAATGTTGCGGATGCTAATGAAGCATTAATTCTTCAAACTAACTCAACTAACAGAATGAACATTGCCTCCAACGGCGACATCAGCTTCTACGAGGACACAGGCACCACGGCAAAGTTCTTCTGGGATGCGAGTGCGGAGAGCTTGGGCATTGGGACGAGTTCGCCAGCAACAAAATTATCTTTGGTTAGTAATGGTGCAGGGGGTGATATACACGTTAAGAACGGCTCTGGTCAAAATGCACTTTTAGAGTTGGCGGGAAATAATAACACTTGTGCAAGCACCAGTGCTTTATATGGCCAAGATTCAAGCGGTAATGCGTATGCTTGGCAACGTGCAAATGCCCCGTATGCGCATCGACGCATCGGGTAACGTAGGCATTGGGGTAACGCCAGAAGCAATATCGACATATACTAATGTTCAAGCGCAAGGTAGTTCTCAAGGTGGAATATTTACCAGCACTACGAGCGGTGGAGATAAAGCAAGATTTTATGTAACTACTACTGCTGGTTATGCTGGAACTGTGTCTAATCAAGATTTTATATTTTTAACCAACGACACAGAACGCATGCGCATCGACAGCAGCGGTACTGTAAACGTACACGATAGGCTCCTAGTCAACGGTGCTACATCAAACGCCCAATTATCAGTGTTGGGTGATGCATCTCTCAGAGCGCAGAATGTGCAAGTTGCCGTAAATGGTCACACGGCTATTGGTTTTTTCAACGCATCTGGCACAGAAGTTGGAGGTATAAGTGTTGCCGCAAGCGCCACAGCCTACAACACCTCATCAGACTATCGCCTAAAGACTGACGCACAGCCAATGACAGGTGCAACAGACCGCCTTAAACAGCTTAACCCTGTCAACTTTGAGTGGATTGCAGACGGCACTAGGGTCGATGGTTTCTTAGCACATGAAGCACAAGCGGTTGTTCCAGAGGCAATCTCAGGCACTAAAGATGCAATGCGTGACGAGGAATATGAAGTCACACCAGCAGTCTTAGATGATGATGGCAATATTACAACTGAAGCTGTCATGGGTACTCGTAGCGTTCCTGACTACCAAGGCATTGACCAGAGCAAGCTAGTGCCATTGTTGGTTGCTACAATCAAAGAACTAGAGGCACGGATCACTGCCCTAGAAAACGCCTAAAGGAGAAATAAAATGATCACTTACACTTGGACAATACCAACACTGGAACACGAAATCGCTGACGGTGGCGTTTACATTGCTCACTGGCGCTGCACAGGCGTTGATGATGATGGCAACTCAGCAAGCTCATATGGCACCTGTGGCTTAACCTACGATGCCTCTGCTGCTGACTTCACACCGTATGACGATATTACTGAGGCTCAAGCTCAAGGCTGGGTCTGGGGTCATGTATCACAAGATGATACTGAAGCTGCCATAGCGTCAAAAATAGACGCAATGGTAAATCCAACGTCTGCAAGCGGGGTTCCGTGGGCAGCATAACCTGAAAGGAGATCAACGTGGCTGAAGAACAAAAGGTCATTACGATTGACGATGTAGAATACACTGAAGACCAGCTAAGCGACACTGCAAAGATGTGCATAAATCACATCAACTCGCTAGACCAGAAGATCGGCTCTGCGCAGTTTAACTTGGTGCAGCTTCAGATGGGCAGGCAGGGCTTCATGGCCGAGCTGAAAGCTGCCCTTGAGCCGGACGACGAATAGCCGTCCAGCATAACGAAAACGCTAGGGGCAGCAAAGCGCTGCCCTTTTGCGCATCAAATGGTCATGTGCTACACTGCGGCAAGCGCGCAACACCAACGAGGCAACGATGGCTCTGATAAATTTGGAAGTACCCGCTGGGGTTTACCGCAACGGCACCGACTTGCAGAGCATGGGCCGCTGGCGCGATGCCAGCTTGATCCGTTGGATTGATGGCACGATGCGCCCCGTTGGCGGCTGGCGAACAAGATCCAGCACCGCAACAAACGCCATTGCGCGCGGCATGCATACTTGGATCGACAACAGCAATGACCGCTGGATTGGCACCGGCACATATAATAAGCTCTACGTGTACAGCGAAACCGGCACCCAATACGACATCACGCCAAGCGGCCTGACTGCTGGACGTGAAGACGCAATATCGTTTACTGGCTACGGCGGCAGCACATACGGCAACTATGCCTACGGCATTGCGCGCCCCGACACCATTCGCATTCAGCCAGCCACGTCGTGGAACTTGCAGAGCTGGGGTGAATACTTGCTGGCCAATAACGAAGACGACGGCAAGGTTTACGAGTGGCAGCTCAACACCGGCACGATTGCCGCGCAAGTTGCAAACGCACCAGTGAGCAACAGAAACATAGTTGTAACGGCTGAGCGCTTCCTGTTTTGCCTTGGTGCTGGCGGCAACCCGCGCAAGGTGCAGTGGTCTGACCGCGAAGATAACACAACGTGGACGCCCGCCGCGACAAACGAGGCTGGCGATCTTGAGCTGGAAACGAATGGTCAGATTGTGGCGGGCATGAATGTGCGCGGCCAGACGCTTATCCTGACAACGACAGACGCGCATGTGGCAAACTATATTGGCCCGCCCTACGTTTACGGCATTGAGCGCGTTGGGTCTTCATGCGGCCTCGCCGCTAACCTTGCGTATGCGACTGTTGATGCTGGATGCTTCTGGATGGGCGTGCATGCCTTCTACGCCTACACTGGCGGCGGTGTGCAGGAGATCCAGAGCGACGTTTCAGATTACGTCTTTAACGACATAAACCGTGGCCAGATCAGTAAGGCGTTTGCTATGTCAAACGGCAACTATGGTGAGATATGGTGGTTTTACCCGTCTGCCGCATCAACCGAAAACGACCGTTACGTCACATATAACTATGTAGAGAACACATGGTCTATTGGCACGCTGGCGCGCACTGCGGGTGCTGATCGCGGAGCCTTCCGACAGCCCATGATGGCAGACCCGTCAGACAAGAAGATATACGAGCATGAGGTTGGCTTTGAATATGGCAGCCTATCGCCATTTGCCGAAACAGGCCCAATCATGCTTGGCACTGGCGACAGAGTTATCAGTGTTACGGAGATGATCCCCGACGAAAAAACGCAGGGCGATGTCAGCGCCACGTTTAAAACGCGCTTCTATCCCAATGGCGTTGAAAGATCATACGGGCCGTTCAGCATGGCTAACCCAACCAGCATGCGCTTCACTGGGCGTCAGGTGCGGATGCGCGTTGACGGCGCAAGGCTGTCGGATTGGCGCGTTGGCGTAAACCGCTTGGACACTGTTGCGGGTGGACGTAGATGACGCAGCAGTACCGCGCACCAGAGCCGCAGGGCGATGACTGGAAGTCATGGGCGCGGCGCATGATGCTGTATCTTGGCCAGACGCGTTCGCCTCTGGTGCAGCAGACGGGCGGCGAGAGAGCGCGGCAGAAGATGGCGTGCTGATGTGGGATCGCATAAACGAATATCCCGTTGTCAGCAAAAACGGCGAGTGGCGGCAAGTTGTGCTGGAAGATGGCCATTACGATGGCACTGTCAGCACAGATCAGACGGCGGCATCAACAAATACTGCATATGCGCTGACGTTTACTGAAGATTTGGCTGAAGGAATAACGAACGGCACGCCAGCTTCGCGTTTGGTCGTTGACGAGGCTGGGCAATATTATGTGACATATTCAATGCAAATGGCCTCAACGTCTGCCTCAACTGTTAGGATGTGGTTTTGGGTTAGAATTAATGGCACAGATGTTGCCAAATCTGCAATGGAAAACACGTTGCACCAAAATGGATCAACTCTTGTCGTTACAAAGTCAGCGATACTGCAACTTTCCGCAGGAGATTACATAGAGGTCATGTGGGCAACTAACAGCACAAGCGGCTATTTGGAAGCAGTGGCAGCAACTGCATTTGCGCCCGCTACGCCGTCAGCAACTATATCTATGGTGAGGCTTCATGGATAAAGAGCTTGAGAGATGCCGCCCGTGGATTGAAGCCGCTTTGGAGTATTCTGGAGGCACGCATGATTTTGTGGATGTGGCAGAAGGTCTTTACAAAGGCACTATGCAATTGTGGCCTTCTAAGAAGGGGTGTATTGTTACAGAAATTGTGGTATATCCTCGTAAAAAGATGTTGAACGTTTTTCTTGGAGGCGGAGAGTTGGATCAGATTTTGGATATGCATCAAGATGTGATACAGTGGGCAAAAGCTCAAGGATGTGAGGCACTTACAATGACTGGTCGTTTTGGCTGGAAGAAACCATTAGCGAAGCACGGTTGGAAAGCCACGCATTCGTCTTATGTAAAGGAGTTTAATTAATGTCTGGCGGAAAAGGCGGTACACAAACATCATCTGTTGAGATACCCGAATATATTGAAAGAGCAGCGCAGCGTAATTTAAACAGAGCAGAACAAATTGCTCAAATGGGTTATGTGCCATATTATGGACCAGACGTTGCGGCACTTACACCAATGCAAGAGGCTGCAATGCAGAATGTAGCAGGCGCAGCAGGTGCGTTTGGATTGGCAACGCCGACAGGCGCAGGCATTACAGGCATGCCAGCGGCTACAGAATATGCAGGTGGCATTCGCGGTTATTCATCTGCGCCAATGTTTGAGCAAGCTCAAGCTGAGTTGGGTCGTCAACGGCCTGCACAGAAATCGTATTTAGACAGCTTTTTCATTGACCCATTCACTGGTGCTTATGGTGCTAATGCTCCTGCTTTAGTTGATTACACGCAGATGGGTACGATGGCGGATGAGCGTGCCGCACAGCGTGCAAATGAGTTGGCTATGGCGCAAGCTGCGAATGACAGCCCTACAGGTATACCAGTAAATGACAGAGTAAACTACGCTGCTGCTGATGATGCTTCTGGAGGTGTTTCAACGGATCGTCAGGGTAATGTTTCAACCAGAATGTATTATGGTGAGAATGAAAAAGGCGATATTATTTCTGTAGGCTATGGCGCAAACCAAGTTGATCCTGCTTTGGCAAAAGCAGCAGGATATACGCGCCGCGAAGACAATCCATTTAATTACACAATTGGTGAACACTTTTCGGCTATGGGTAAGGACGTAGGTAATATAGCAACTCAAGTTGCAACTGATATTGGAAAAATATCGCCTGTTGCTAATATACTTGGCTTGCTCTCTAAAGATGAGCCTGAGCCAAAACCTAAGCCAAAACCTAAGCCAAAAAGAGATGACAGCAACGACTCGCCTATAAGCATGCCTAAGCCCAAAAAGCCAAGCGGAGTTAAAGCTGCTCAGAAAGCAGGCAAAGGTTATGTCGGTGGGTTTGGATTTTAAAATGAATAAGGAGTTATAAAATGGGTTTTCCAGCAAGCGGAGCTAGAGCCTTACCAATTGGCCCACAGTTTAATCAACCTGGAGGTGGGTTATTTGCACAACCCCCAGCATCAACAGGAACGGGCGTGGCTCCAAGTGGGTTTTCTTACGCACCTGGATACGATCAGGCAACGAATACACTTACTTCGGGAAATCAAATAGGTTTTGCGCCAAGTGGCGGCGCTCTTACCCAAGATGCTTCTGGTGGGTTTAAATTATTAAGTCCTAGCGGTAGCGGAACAACTGCAACATTTGGAAGTTTGCAGGATGCTTTTAATTTCATGTCAAGCAACCAACTAGACCCAACAACTGGTGATTATATGGCTCAACCAGCCAGAGCTGGAGGTGGCATGGATTTCATGCAGCCAGCAGCGCCAAAAGGTGGTGGCGGTATTTTACCGCCTGGTTCGCTTTCTACTGCTGACATGGGGTTAGATGGTATGAGCACCACAGAGCGTCAGTTCATAGCTAAGCATGGCAAACCGTTTTCTGAAATGACACCACAAGAGCAATTCGCTGTTCAAAATCCTCAACCAACGGGAAGAATGCCTCAACCTCTTTCTGCTCCAAGCGGTTTCAACGTAAACCAAGCCGCAGCAGGTGCATTGCAGCAAGCGATGGGCAGCACAGCAGGTGCTATAACTGATCCTCTCAGAGTTAGCCAATACATGAACCCATACACGCAAGCTGTTATTGAGCGCACTCAGGAAGACATAGAGAGGCAGCGCCAGATGGCAGCAAATAGGCTTGGCGCACAAGCATCAGCGGCAGGCGCGTTTGGCGGATCAAGGCAGGGCGTGGCAGAGGGTGTTCTTGCAGGAGAATATGGCAGAATGGGCGCTGATATTGCGGCGCAGCAAAGGCAGTCTGGATACGCTCAAGCGATGCAACAAGCAATGGCAGATCGTGCAGCAAGGCTTGGCGCAGCAGGGCAACTTGCAGGGCTTGGTCAGCAAGCGTTTGGCACAGGTCAGGCTATTCAGCAACAGCAAGCACAGCAAGGACTTCTACAGCAAGTAATGCAGCAGCAGCTTATTGATGCGGCTCGTGGGCAGTATCAGGG